CTCAGCTTCATTTTGTTGTTTTAATTCATCATTTAAACTTATATATGTTTTGCCAAAATTAAAAGTCATTGCCTCATATTTTTCAGCATCTAAATTTATGGATTTTAAATAAGCATCTATTAAATGTTTATGCTCATATATTAAATCTTTATTATAAAAAGTAATACTTTTATTTAAATTATTGGAATATTTAGTAGTTCTAAACAACACATATTTTTGTTTAATGCCTACTTCTTTGGCAATTTGTTTTAATAAAATACATACATCTGTTTCGTAATTATTTATTGTATCTAAAATATATATTTTTTCAATTAAATCAACATTTACTTTTTCGAGTAAATCATAAATTGCTGTGCTTAAAAGTGTATCTACATTTACTTTGCTAGGATTTAAATTATTAAACTCAAATTGCAAGTTATATGCTTTATTATAACTGGATGGTATTTGGATTTCGCTTAATAACATATTTCCTTTAGAACATATTAGTCTTGGTTGAAATGAATTTTCTTCGTTATAAGCCATTATAATTTAATTAAATTTATATATTTAAATGTAAATCATTTAAATTATTTTTGTAGAAATTTTCGCAATATTATAAATGTTAATAAATAATCTAATAAATCATTTACATTAAATTCTTTATTGAAAAATGGTTCTTTCAATAATTTAAATTCCAAAAAATGTTGATACTTTTTCTCTCCACGTAATGGAATAATATGCGTATATTTATTTAATACTTCGCAAAATTTCGATTTTAACAACAAACTATAATATTTATAATTTAATTTGCTTTTAACTTGAATTCTATTTAGACTATCTTTTTCATTTGTATAAAATAAATTTTCTTTTGTTCTATATTTGTTATATTTAATAAAATTATGTTGAATAAAATCCAAATGTCCATATATTTTAGAACTTAATGTTTTATTTATAGCATTAATAGATATTAAATAAGCAGCGGTGCTTCCACATGCAACATGTGTATTGTATGTGTCCTTTGTTGGCAAAATACAATCACTATGTAATTGAATAATATCCCAGTTACTATCTAATAATTGTATTTCATATAATGATTTATTTAAACGCTCATAAAATTCTTCTTTATTATACAACGGAAAAGCGTCGTCTTCCATTATAAGAAAAAATGGCATTTGTGCATCTATATTTTTACTATAATTAGATTTTATATGAGCACAACATAATATATGACTTAATGCACAACCAATTACAGATTTTGGGGCAAAATTCTTAGCATAATTTGAAATATATTGTTTATATTCGGGTTTCAAATGTTCATCATTTAGAGCATTAATACCGCTAAATCTCTCCACTATTAAACCAAGATTTAATAAATATGGTAATTGCTTAGTATAATTATTTATAGTAGCATCCAAATTTATTATATATGTTTTTAAATTGCTATAATCAGAGTTTATAGGATATTTATTAATCATTGCTATTATTTAATAATAGCAAGTAAAAATTTATATATTATTTACTTAAATAAGTTTAAATAATATAATATAATTATTTAAAAATTGATATAGTATTAATATATAATAATATATAATATGGTGCTTATGTATACTGTTGCTGTAACAAAAGATAAAACAACTATTTATATGAAAGTTCCATATGATTGCTTATCATATAAACAAAAAATGCAACGAGGAATTGTTAAATTAAATATTAAAAAACCTAATATTAGTGTAAATAATGAAAAATTAAAAACTAGCGATTCAAAAAATGAAGAATTAGAAATTGAATAAAATATTTACATTACTAATTGTGTTAGTAAATCTGTTAAAGATTTAGGGTTTTGAAGTAATTTAGTTTTAGTATTTGCCTTATTTTTTTCAACTCTTAATTTATGTATTAACCAAGTATGTGGACTATTCATTTTTGGATCAATTTGTAAATTTAATTGAATAACTTGTGAGCGACAATGATTGCTACAACACATACAATCAAAACCAAAATATAGAGTACAACATTCCGAAATGTCTTTATTACAAAAATCACAAGTAAATACCATAGTATTTTCAATATATAATATTTTTTTATAATATTTTATAAATATTATATAATATGTCTCTAAAAGGTGGAACTGTTTTATTTATAGATGAAACAAAAAAACAAGAATTAATATTAAAAATATTAAATGATGACAGTACGACAATAAAAATTATTAAAATGGACAGCATGGCAGGAAGAGATAGCACAACGGGAATATTTAAGATAGCATTAAGTGGAGAAATATTTCGTGAAAATTTTAAAAGTGAACCACCACCAAATGCATTACTAATCAAAGTTTTCAAACGTTGTAAAATGAACGAAGTAGAGAATGAGATTAATATTCATCAAGAAATTAATTCAAAAACTAATATGATGCCAATAGCTCCCAGTATTCTTCTTAATTATCCAATTGTAGATAATGATAAATTTACAAACTTAAACTTATTATGTGGAGAAAAACTGTTAAAAAATGAAGTCGAAGTCGAAGTCTTTTGTCAACTTATTAGACTAAAAAAAAAAGATATAAAAAATACGGTTGCTAATGTGATACTTGTTATGGAATTTATTGAATGTGATACCTATGACAATTTTTTCTCTGAATTTTCGCAAAAAGTTAAAAAAGAAGTTAAAGCAGATACTCATAGCTTTAAAATACTTGATATGGATATAAAGTTAAGTTTAACAGAATTAAATATATTTTTTACGTATTATCTAGCATCAGTACTAGCAGTTAAAGGTTATCACCATGGAGATTTACATGAAGGAAATGTAATGATTTGTCAAAATAAAAACTCAACACCATTAGAAATAAATCCGTTTTTAATTGATTTTGGGAGAGCAGGAACTTTTGATACATTAAGCTTTGTAGAGTTAGAACAGGAATATTTAGAAACATTAAAACTAACTATTGATGGCCAAAAAACTATTATAAGCGATAAGGAGTCTATAAAAGGATCATATTTGATTTTACATGAAATATATTTGATGGCTTTAAAAAATAAAGATGCTATAGCAGAATATGTTACAAGTTTGTTGGAAGAAGAAAACTATGTTGATGCCGTATTAACTCTTAATATGTGTGTAAATGCTAATTTATCTGAAATTAAGGATTCGCAATTTACATATTATATGAAAAATATATTGGAGGTGAAAGAGAAGGATGAGTACACGGATGAGTACACGGATGATGAACCATCTGTATATGAATATTTATTCAATATTAACGACAATATGAGAACAAAGTTTAATGAAGAAATTGGTAAACTTATACAAAGAAGAAAACAATTAGAAGAACAACAATTAAAACCAGTTGAGGGTGGTAAATTAGTTTTAAGAAGACAGAAAAACTCTAAAAAACGTACATATAGGCGAAGCAAAATACATAAAAAAAAGTCAAAGAAGTTAAATAAGTTAAATAAGTTAAATAAAAATAAGTTAAGTAAAAAGAAAACTAAGAAGTCTAAGAAGTCTAAAACGAAGTAAAAAACAAGTATCCAGTCATAATAACATATATAACACAATATATGTTATTAAAATAATAAATACTTTATAATACTTAATTTTTTTAAATACTTAAATATCTAAACTTACAATATTTTTATCGCTTCGTTGTCTGCGTTTAGATTTTGTTGGTATTTTAGCATTTGTTAAATCTCTCAAGTCTTCAATACTAATAGTGCTAGATTCATTATTTATTTTCTCATTAACGTCAACTTGTTTGGTTTTTAGACCACTTAATAGAGACGCAATATTTTGATTAGGTGGAGCAACCGAAGGACCCTTCATTTCTGGGCGTGTAATGCGTTGCTCATTAAAAGGATTGCCTTCACCATTATCCATTTCCATACCTCGCGCTGACATAATATCAGGGCGATTTATGATATTTTGCACTCTTTGACTGCGTTCGGGTAATTTAGATTCAACGGGCGGTGGCGGTGGTCCCGAATTAACATTTGGTGGCATTGATGCTCCAAATCCAGGATTTGCACCATTATTTCCAAATAGTCCATTCATAAATCCGCCTAATCCAGGTTTAGATTGCCCCATTGTATTAACTGCTGCTTGAGTAAATTGTTTCATTAATTCGGGGTTTTGTCTCATAATATCATCCATACCAGGCATCGAAGATTTAAATAATGTATTTGACATATGAATCATCATTGCCGAACCACCTAATTGAAACAATAATTTCAATTCGGGAGACATTTTTGCTTTTGACTTATATTTTTCGTGTAATTCGGCAAAAATCTCATCATATTCATCAATATTTTCATTGATTTGTTCTCCCCAACCATCGAGTTTAATATCAAAAGGGTCAAATTTATTATTTAAAAATTCTAATCCAGTTATACACGCCATCAACATTTTTCCTTGAAATTTAATAGCATTGGACTTTTCCTTTTCAGCAATAATGGTTTCATATTCTCCAATCATTTCATTTAAATTTGAATCCATATTATAACGTTTGCTAAGCGATACCCCTTTTCTCTCTAAGTCTTCTAACTTGCGTAAATATTTGAACTTTTCTTTTAACTCTTCTTCTTTAGTTAATTCAGGTTTTTCTTGCACTTTGTCTAAATTAATAGGAACATTATTAAATTTACCAAAGCCATCCCATGTTTTATTTTCATTCATGTTTGCTGTTGATTTTCCTAAATTTACTCCCTCATTATCATTGTTTTTTGTAACAGGTTTAACATTTGCACCATTGTTTTTAGAATCACCAAATAAACCTCCAAAAATAGACTTTTTGTTAGCATTTGTTGATTGATTGTAGTTTATTTCTTTTTTATGGTCAGAATCTATAGTAGTGTTTAACTTTAGTTTTTCATCAAATTGTTTAGAAGTGTTATTATCTGTTAAATCATTTAATTCATTTTCTAAACTAGTAATGTCTTCAATAGCTATTGATGTTGATGTTTTTTTATCAGTTATATTTTTTCCATTCATTAATAATTCAATACCGCCTCCAAAATTAGCAGATGGTTTTTTTGATATAATTTCTTCTACATCTGAATCATTAATTTTAAATTCCGGAATTTGAAAATTATCAATATTTAAAGTTTCAGGTTCTATTTCTATAATATCCATTAAAACTATTATGATAAAAATAGAAGTTTAATTTTTAAATACTCCGCATTATATATTATATATTGGTTATTAATTATTAATTATTTTAATACATTAAAATTTTCTAAATAATAAATTCCTTGTAAAAAACAATCTGCTAAATCATCTTTTTTTGAATGTTTAATAAAAAAAGCATGTTCTGGCAACATATTTTTATGTTCTAATAATTGTTTTGTGTAATAAATGCTGAGTTTTTTTCGCTCATTATATGATAATTTTTTATCTTTGCTTTCTTTAGCTTCTTTAATTTCATCAACTTCGCATAAGTCTTTATAATTACATATATATTTACTTTCTTTACTTATAAATGGTTTTAATTTATTTGTTGCTGAAATAAATTTAATATTATAATTATTACAATCTATAAAATATTGAGATATCATACCTTGAATAGTTTTCATTCTATTAGCAATCGGACTTATTTGATTTTCCAAAATAATTTGGTCAATGCTAGATAACTCATAATTTTTGAATAATTCATTTAATTCATTTTTAATACTAATTCCTATATCTATTAAATTTACATTGTTTGCATTAACACTTTCAATGGCTTCAAAACACGT